ATAAACAAAAGAGTAACTTAATATATTCTAAACGCAGTCTGCCCTAATGTCTCAGGTTTCGCCAAGTTAAATTGTTGTAGACAAAGATAACCAAAAGCATCAAACGCATGGTCCACTCCCAGATTCTTATTGGGTAAACCAGTATTAGGTGCATAAGTTAATGTCCTTAAGGCTTTTATCAATTCTTTACAACGAGGGTGTATAAGCGTCCTTCTATCGCCATTAGCATCAAACAAGGCAGTATTAACAGCAGTAATCTTATCTCTGATCTTCCAGGGGCTTCTAGGACTCATAACAGTAAAACCAGACCTTCTTA